ATTGCTTCTGAGAGGTACAGAATAGCAGTACACGAAGCTCTCAAGCAACTCATCGTCACTGGAAATGCTTTACTATACATGCCCGAAGAAGGTGGGATGAGAGTGTTTCGTATCGACAGGTTTGTTATTGAGCGTGATCCAATGGGTAACGTTTTATATATAGCAACAAAAGAGACTTTAAGTTACGAGGCACTGGATGACGAAATAAAAGAAGTTATCCAACATCCAAATCCTTCCACAAAAGGAGCAATGGACTCAGTAAATCTTTTCACAGCAATTTGTCGATATGGGGATAAATGGCTTGTCAAGCAGGACATAAACGGAACACTGTTACCTAAAACTGGTGGGATGTTACCTCTTGACAAGTCTCCTTATATTCCGCTTCGCTTCTCTAGGATTGATGGAGAAAGCTATGGCAGAGGTTATGTAGAAGAATATCTTGGTGACCTACAGTCGCTTGAGTCTCTTACAAAAGCTATTGTAGAAGGTAGTGCAGCAGCAGCCAAGGTATTGTTTTTGATAAATCCAAATGGAACAACAAGACCTAAGACACTTAGCGAAAGTCCTAATGGTGCAATAGTACAAGGCAATGCAGCAGATGTTTCAACGCTTCAGCTAAACAAGTTCAATGACTTTAGAGTTGCAGCAGAAACAATCAACTCGATCAAAGACAGACTTGGACAGAGCTTTTTGCTTACTTCTAGTTCTATTCGTAACGCTGAAAGAGTTACAGCAGAAGAAGTTCGTATGATTTCTATGGAGCTTGAGTCGGCCCTTGGTGGTTTGTATTCCTTGCTTAGTAACGAACTACAGTTACCTTTGGTAAATAGGCTGATGTCTGTAATGCAAAAGAAAAAGAGTATGCCTAAGTTACCAAAGGATCTTGTTAACCCTGTTATAGTGACTGGCATCGAGGCTCTTGGAAGAGGACATGATCTTCAGAAACTTGATGCATTCCTTGCAGGAGCAGCACAGGTAGTAGGCCCAGAAGCAGTATCTACTTATGTAAACATAGATGAATACTTTAAACGCAGAGCAACAAGCCTTGGTATTAAACTTCCTGGGCTTATTAAAACTCAAGAAGAGATAGCTCAAGAGCAGCAACAAGCACAACTTATGCAGATGGCAGAGAAACTTGGGCCATCAGGAATTAAAGCTGCTTCCGATCAATCACTTGCTGAACAACAGCAACAGCAAGCAACAGAATAAAATACTAACCAACATTAATGGGAGGAACCAAAAAACATGTCAGTAGAAAGAGTCGAAATAAACGAGCCAGTAGAAGGAGAACAGATGTCTCTGGAAGATCAACTAGCTCAACAGGAAGCAGAGAATCCAAACTTAGTTCAACAAGAAGAGCAGGAACAACCAATACAACAAGAGCCTTCTGGACAAGAGACTAACGATGAGCAGGAGCTTATTCTTGGTAAATTCAAATCACAGGAAGATCTTGTACAAGCCTACGAAAACCTTGAGAAGAAGATTGGGCAACAGCAACAGACATCAAAAGAAGAAGGGCAACAACAACAAGAGGAAGCTTCAGTACAACAAGGTAATGTATCTAATGCAATCGAAGAAGCCAGTACTGCTTATCTCGAAAACGGAGAACTAAGTGAAGCAAACTACAAGGCACTGGAAGAAAGTGGAATACCTAGAGATTTTGTAGATGCTTACGTAAGAGGACAAGAGGCTACTATTGAATCTGAAATGGCAGATATAAGAAACACTGTTGGAGGACAAGACAATTATAACCAAATGGTAGAATGGGCTTCTGCTAATTTATCTGAAGAAGATATAAATAGCTACGACGATATAGTTTCTACAGGCTCACCAGAGGCAGCTAAGATGGCTGCAAAGGGCATGTACGCACGATATATGAGTGAAACTGGGGGACAGTCCGTAAATATTGCAAAGGGAGGCACTTCTGGAGCAGCTATCCAACCATTTAACAGTAATGCTCAAGTTGTTGAAGCAATCAACGACAGGCGTTACGAGATAGATCCTGCCTATCGTGCAGAGGTCGAAAGAAGAATTTCAGTATCAACTAATATATAAGAAAGAACATGATATCATACATTATTGAAAACAAAGAAGAGTTAATAGCTATTGCTACTGCTGTAGTTACTGCTGCTAGTTTGATCTCAGCAATGACACCAAATAAAGCAGATAACAAAATCACAGGTATACTTCTCAAGCTTATCAACTGGCTTGCCCTTAACGTTGGTAAAGCAAAACCAAAAGCATGATAAAGTTATTCGTAAGTCTTCTTTTGGCTTTCCCAAGGATTTGCGAATACATGTTTAAGATAGTAGAAGCTTATGAGAAGGAAGCTTATAGTCGCAGTCGTGAGCGTAACCTTGATCTTATTGATGAATGGTTGCAAGACGATAGGCCCACCTCAGAGCAAGATTCCCCATTTTATCTCGAAACTCAAAGTCCATTCATTCACAGAACCTCAAAGGGAGACTATCGCAGAGATCCTGAGATACGTGAACGACCTTGAGCATACTCGACAATAAAATTTCAACACACACAAAAGAACACAAATAAACCAAAAGGTTTGTTTCGAGTGCGACCCCTTACGAGGGATAATCAACAACAAGGACAATCTGTATAGGTCTTTTAGTTTCTTGGAGTGCGTTGTTCATACAACAACAACAAACACTAAAAAATAAAAAGAAAGGTACATATAAATTATGTCAGACGTATTAGACCCAAATAGATTGGGACAAGCGAATAAAACTGGAGTTACTGATGCTTTGTTTCTCAAAGTATTCTCCAACGAGATTCTCGCAACATTCGAGAAGACTCAGATAATGAAGCCACTACACACTATCAGAACCATAAGTTCTGGTAAGAGTGCGACGTTTCCAACATTGGGCGTTGCAAGTAGTCTATACCATTCTCCTGGTGAAGACATTATGTCGAAGGACGATGGAGCTGGAGGGAGTAAGTATAACACTAAGTTCAATATGAATGAAGTTGTCATTAGCATTGACAAGATGTTAGTGAGTTCAACATTTATTCCAAATATTGAGGAACTTCACAACCATTTTGATGTGCGAGGACAGTTCTCGAAAGAATTGGGAATTGCTCTTGCTCAGAGATTTGACAAGGCAATTCTAAAGACTCTTGCAGCAGGTGCAGCAGCATCAGGTAAGTCAGATCAGCCAGATGGTATTCAGATTGGTTCTCAAACTCTTGACACAGGCGCAGGGCTTGTATCAGCACTAACAAAAGTAGCGCAGAAACTTGATGAAAACGACGTTCCTGATGATGGTACTCGTTTTGCTGTCCTTACTCCTGCTCAGTACTACACTCTTGTAGGACAAGACAACATCGCTATCAACAGAGACTTCGGTGGAACAGGTAGCGTTTCTTCTGCATCTTTAACTCAGGTTGCAGGACTTAACATCTACAAGTCTAATAACTTGGTTGATATTCTTGTAGCCTCTGGTTCACAAGAAGCAGACGACGCTAACGCAAGTAACCACCCATTCGACCTTACTGACGAAGAAGATACTGGCGGATACAACGCAGATCTTAGCGGTAAAGACTTCCTTGCAGGACACCCAAGTGGTGTAGGTACTGTCAAGCTTCTTGACCTTGCAACTGAGTCTGATTACAGCGTAGCTCATCAAGGAACACTCTTTGTCGCTAAGTATGCGATGGGACACAACGTGCTTAGACCAAGTTCTTGTGTTACTGTTTCTTAATTAGCATAAACATAAACAACTCACAGAAAGTTTGGGTGGGGGATTATTAAGTTAGTCCCCTGCCCTCTTTCTTTTAACCCTTATTATAACAACAACAGAATTTTTATGGCACTATCTACACAACTACAAGCTGTCAACACTATGTTGGGATACATTGGAGAAGCTCCTGTAAACAGCATAAGTAACACAGCAGAACTTCCTGTATCGGCTGCAAACGCTGTAAGCATCCTAGATGAAACTTCTAAGGAGGTGCAAAGCAACGGATGGCACTTTAATACAGAAAGAGAAGTGACGTTGAGTCCTAGTGCAGCAGACGGAACGATAACTCTTGCAGCAGATATTCTACAGGTTGACCACGAAGGTACTGAAGACATTGACTTGGTACAACGAGGGACTTCACTTTATGATCGCAAAGAGAAAACAGACACCTTTACAAAAGACATAAAAGTTACAGTGGTCAAAGAACTACCTTGGGATAGCCTACCAGAACAGGCGAGAAGATATATTACTTTAAGAGCTACAAGATATTTACAGTCTCGTATTGTTGGCTCTAGGGAGTTAGAAGCTCTTATCCTTAGAGATGAGTTTGCAGCAAAAGCAAACCTTGAAACATCAGACAACAGGAACGCAGACAGAACAATTTTTGATAACTACGATACTTACACAAGAGTAGGTATAAACCGAACTACATCCTTATTTTAATTTATAAATATATGGCTCTTATAAACACTTCATTAGCCAACCTTGTCCAAGGAGTTAGTCAGCAACCAGACACACTTCGTTTTGACGGACAATGTGAGGAACAGATAAATGCTTTGTCCTCAGTTACAGATGGTTTAAAGAAGCGACCAAACTCTAGGTACATAAAAAACCTTGTAAACTCTGCAATAGCTGAAGGGGCTTTTGTTCACTTTATAGATAGAGACAAGCAGGAGAAGTATGTTCTTATAATAAACAACAATACTATACAGGTCTTCAATCTGTTTACAGGAGCAAACACAGTAACAATAAATAATGCAACCACAGGGTTCACAGGTAATAACCAGTATCTAGTTAGCAGTAATCCTAGAGATGAACTAAAGGCTCTTACTGTAGGTGACACTACGTTTCTTCTTAACACAGCAAAGAACGTTAATAGAGCAGCAACTAAAAGCGGAGCTATAACTGACTCGACTACAACTAACAAAGCTCTTGTGTTTGTTAAAAAAGGTGACTACTCGACTGAGTACAGCTTGAAGATAAAGGCTAAATATTACACTAATGGTACTACAACCCCAACAGGAGCAACCCTAACAGGACAAGTAATTACATCCCCTCCTACAGCTAACTATTATAATCAACTTGAGTATGTCTATCAACAAGGAACCACTGCACCTGCTGACGGAGATGTGTTTCAAACTACTGGGGGGACTTTAAGTTCAGATACCTACGAGTTTAACGCTTCTTTTAGAACTGCTGATCAGTCTTCTGGAACTTCTTCTGAAGCTGTAAGTGCAGGAGTCATAGCAAAGAATTTAAGAGATGCTATTAACGAAGCTTTATTTGGACATTGGTCAGTTCGTCAGTCTCATCTAAGTAGCGGAAGTTTTACTGCAATTAATGCTACAACACTAACAGTAGGAGATATAAAAAGAATTGGTTCTTTAGCTAAAAGTCCAGATAACCGAGGAATGGTGCATGATGGTGGAGACTTTCCAACAGGAGGAACATTTGTAGGAAAACAAGACTCAAATTATGACCTTATTGCTGCTAGTGCAAACCAAGATGACCAAAACAAGGTATACCAACATTATGTCTTTGAAATAAGTTCTTATGATGATGTAGAGTTCGAGATATCAGCCTTTGACAGTAAGTCTGGAACAGCACTTGGAGTTGTATACAAAGAAGTAGATTCAATCTCAGATCTCCCTGCAATAGCCCCAAACAATTTTAAAGTTAAAGTACGAGGAAGTGCCGAAGACAACGAAGATGATTACTATGTAAAGTTTCAAACAGACTCAGGAGGAGATGATATAGGCAATGGAGGTTGGGTTGAAGATGTAGGCTTTGATGAGTTTACAACGCTTGATGAAACCTCATTACCAATGAAACTTGTCAACACTGCGGAGAACACTTTTGATCTAGGAGTTTCTCCTTGGAAAACTAAGCAAGTAGGAGACGCAGATACAAATCCCTTTCCTTCTTTCTTTAGTTTAACGACAGGAAACAGTGGTGATAGAAAGATATCAAACTTATTCTTCTTTAAGAATAGGCTTGGCTTCTTGTCTGAAGGCAGTGTGATAATGTCAGAAACAGGACAGTATTATAATTTCTTTAGAACCACAGTAAGAACGCTACTGGATGCAGATCCTATTGATATAAACGTAGCCAGTAAGAGAGTAACAAAACTTTCTTCTGCTGTAGGTTTCCAAGAGAACCTAATACTGTTTGGAGAAAAGGGTCAGTTTGTTCTTAGAGGAAATGATCTTTTGACACCTAAGACTGTCTCGGTAACTCCTATAACAAACTATGACAATGACACAGGAACAACTCCTCTTGAGCTAGGAAGTTACATATACTTTCCGTTTAACAGAGGAAGCTTCTCAGGTCTTCGTGAGTTTACTATAAACGCAAACACAGACAACTATGACTCTGTAGAAGTCACCTCGCATGTTCCAAGATACATACCTTCGGACATTATAGACATTGCAGGATCTACTTCTGAAAACATGATATGTCTTGTCAGTGCTTCTAACACAAGGGAAATGTTTGTTTACAAGTATTACTGGGAAGGAAACCAGAAGATTCTATCTAGTTGGAGTAAGTTCACATTTCCTTTTGAAGTAAGAGGCATGGAGTTTGTTGACAGTGATTTATATGTAGTTGCAGTCAAAAGCAGTAAGACAGAATTACTTAAGATACCAATGGAGGAGAAACTTGTAGATGATAATACTACATTTAACACCTACCTTGATATGCGTACAAACAACACATTTACAACTGGCAACGATGGAACATTAGTTCTTCCGTTTACCCCAGAAGCAGGAGATGTGATACAAGTTTACACAAGGGAACATGGAAGTACAAAAGCAGGTGCATTACTCCCCTCGACAGTTGATGGCGTAGTGGTTTCAGTTGGAAGCGATAATGCCAACATACCTGTTTGGGTAGGCATCAAGTACACCATGAGCTACACCTTTAGTGAGCAACTGTTCAAGCAGAGAGCAAATAATTCAAGAAGTCCTTCTGGTATCTCAAGACACTTTCTCAAGGGAGGTTCAGTATTCTTTGATGATACTTCTTCATTTAAGGTTGAAGTTACACCAAAAGCAAGGCAGACTTATACGAACACCTTTACAAGTAACATTGTCGGATCAACTACCATCGGAACACTACCTATCGAGTCTGGTTCGTTTTCTTTTCCAATTATGTCAGCAGTAAAAGACACTGAGATAAAACTTATAAATGACTCAGCTTTACCAAGTAATTTCCAGTCAGCCGAGTTTGAATCCTTTATTCACTCAAGAAGTAGGCGTGTTTGATCGAGTAATAGTTAGATACGAAAACATTGATGTTATAGACGCACATCCTGATCATGCCGACTATTTGGCAGATAAGCTTAGAGACATAGATAACATCGAGTGCATGGCTCTTGGAAGAAAACCCTTAGAAGCTTTGATGCTAGGGTTTGAACATGACATGGTTACTCTGACAGTAGTAGACAAAAAGAATAACCCTATTGCTATGTTTGGTATAGGGGAAGATGACGAGATGCCCTATATCTGGATGCTTGGAACAAAGGAGTTTCCTAAGATAGCCAGAAGGGATCTTATAAAGCACTCAAAGACTTGGATCAAAGAGTTACTTAAAATCACAGGAGGAGCAGCAGGTAACGTTGTTCACTGTCATAATAGACCTGCTGTCCGTTGGCTTGAGTGGCTAGGAGCAAGTTTTACCCATCAATTTACAATCAAAGGCGAACCATTTTACCAATTTATTTTAATCAACAACGAAGTTATAGACAATTATTATGTGTAGTCCATTAATTGCATCATCGATCATTGGAGCAGCAAGTACCATCTCTTCTATACAGGGACAGAGGTTTCAAGTACAAGCTCAAGAAGAATCTCAAAGATTAGCATCGATGCAGGAACGACAAAGATATCTTGCTGAAGTATCTGCAATGAGGATGCAAGAACAGCAGGAGTCTTTGGCGAGAACGCAGAGAAAAGAGCAAGCTTCTAGGAGAGCAATGGAAGCTCGATCTACTGCAACTGTATCAGCAGGAGAAGCAGGTATCAGTGGACTTAGCGTAGATGCACTTCTTGGAGACATCTCAAGACAGCAAGCAGAGTTTGAGTTCTCTTCAGATGAACAAGCAAGACTTACCAGTATTAATAGAGGCTTGGCATTAACTGAAGCAGGAATGGGCTTTAACAGAAATATGCTTCGTATAAACCAACCTATACAGCAACCAGATTACTTAGGATCATTCATGGGTGGCGCACAGACAGGTTTAAGTACCTATGGCGTTCTGGAAGACTCAGGACTGTTCGGATAACAGAAACAAAAATTTAAAGAAAAAGCATGGCAACAAGAAAAAGAGTACAATCAGACCCTAATTTACCTGTAGTCCCCTTAACACCTTCAATACAGGCACAAGGAGGAACCTTTTCAACAGTAGTACCAGACGTTCCTAAAACAAACTCTGCAATGCGACTGACAGCAGCCATAAATCAAATACCTGGTTTAACTGGTCAGCTTTCTAACATAAATGAAAAAAGAGGAGCCAAAGCTGCTGAACAACTAACAGCACAAGAACTTGATGATATAATGTCAGGTAAGGTTCCTGCTCCAGATGGAGGAATTACTGGAGGACTTGGTTTTAGAAAAGGGTTTGCTGTAGCTCATGCAAAGAGGTGGTGGGAAACTGTAGGACTAAAAGAGTATAGTCAACTGGAGAGTGAATTAGATGCAGAAGTAGATAATCTAATAAGAGAGGGCCACGACATAACTTATGCAAGAAGTGTTATCCAACAAAAAATAAATGATAAAAGAGAAACTGTAGAAGAATACTTCGCAGACAAACCTCTTGCTAAAGGAATAAATAATTTAATACATCCTCAAGTAGCTGACAAACTAGAGATAGGGTTACTAAAAGGATACCAAAAAAAGGCAGAACAATTTCAAGTAGCTTATCAACTAGAAAAGATTAGTGAAGACTTCGGTAAACATGCTTCTGGTTTATCTGGAATGTCTTTGAAAGCTTTTACAAAAAGTATATCTACAAGACTTGATAACATACCTTCTTTAACAAACTCAAAAAAGAAAACTATTCTTAGAAATGGAATAAAGGATCTTGCACAGCTAGAACTAAACAACAGGAACTATGGAAAAGTTGCTGAGATAATGAATGAAGCTTCTACTTTGCCTATGTTTGGTGACTTGGAATCTAAACTAATGTTTTCTGATATAGCAAAAACAGTTAGAGCAGGAGAAGAGCAAAGAGCTAACGTAAGTATACCTCGTGCTAAGAGTCAGTATATAGGAGCTTATAGAATTTTATCAGATAAGATTTACCAATTAATTAATTCTCAAGATAATATTACAACAGAACAGGTTGCTGAAGAACTTAAAATGCCTGTTAAAAACTTAGTCAAAACACTTTACAGTGAACACTCAGAAGACAATAGGGTTACTGAAGAGTTTTTTATAATCGACACTATAAAAAATAGCGTACAAAAGAAAGACCAAACAGTTTTAAACGCTCTCGAACAATCTATAAGAGAACGAGTTCAATCAGGTGACCAAGACAGTATATCTAATCAAATACTTAATGAGGCAGCGACAGACATAACTAGATTTAATGCAGAGCTACTACAGTTGACACCTTCACAAAGATTAGGAGTTATTACAGACTTGGCACTAGAAGACCTTCATGGACAAATCATAGAGAGTGAAGAAGGTAATTATGGAGAGAACGCTAGAGAGTTTTTTAGAAACAATCCAAGTGCTAATGAGAAATCATATATGTTTGCTAAAGGTCTTAGTGGCTTTAATCCTACTGAAGAAGTGCGCAATGCTCGCATGCTACAGCAAAAAGTAAACAACCTTAAAAAGACTCAAGAGTACAGAGCAGTCATTTCTGATATGAGTACAATACTGGACTCAATAGAAATTGATATTCCAACTTATGAAGAAGATTTACAGAAAGCCCTTAACACTCCTGGGGGTATGATAGATCTAGATTCTTTTAAACGCTTAACAGCTTCGTCAATTATGCAGGAACTAGACGATAAAATTGATAGAGGAATTATTAAAGATAGAAAAGATAACATTGTAGTGTTATTTATTGAACATTCTCAATTAGATGGTGATGTAAAAAGATCGAGAGTGGTAAATTGCAACAACAAGGAACTATTGAGAGAAGAACACTCCAATGGGGTGTTGAAAGAGTTG